TCTAGTTATTGCTCCCATTATGTTAACCTCAAGTATCTAATTGATATTTCAGCACTTGTTGCAGGTGCTGTAGTAAATGTTAAAGTCGTACCTGATATTGTGTAATCCGTTGCTGGTACTAAAGTTACTCCGTTAACTGTTACGATTACATCTTCAACTGTTCTGCCACTATCTATTGTAAATGCAGTAGTAGAGTTATCACCTGTTGCTGTATCGTTAGTATAAACACCACTATTATTTAATGGTAAGTATCTAACAACAATTTCAGCAGATGTAGCTGGAGCTGTAACAAAAGTTAATGTTGTACCAGAAATAGTATAGTCAGATGTTGGAGTTAATAAGAAACCATTAACGTAAACTAAAACGTCATCTACTGCTCTACCACTATCAATGGTAAAAGCTGTCGTTGAATTATCACCTGTGAATGTTCCTTTAGTGTAAGATAAAGAAACTGATACATCACCAAATTCTAAAGCTGTTCCACCTGAATTAACTTTTAATGCCTGACCAGCACTTCCTAAAGAAGATAATCCTGTACCACCATTAGCATAAGGTAAAACACCTGTAACTTTTGTAGTTAAGTCTATTGATGCAGATCCTATTCTAGCTGCATTTAAAGTTCCTGATGTAATGTTAGATGCGTCTATTGCAGCAACATTAAATGTTCCGTAAGCTACAACATCTACTACATCAGCATTTGATAAAGCTGTAGCAAATACAACTGATGTACCTGAAGTAATGGTAATGTCAGAAGCTGACATACGAACACCATTAACATAAACATCAGCGTATCCTGCATCATAAGCAAGTGTTGAACCATAATCATCTGCACCAGATACTGAGCTTGGTGTTCCTGAAATCGTATAAGTAAATCTAGCAGAAGTTCCATTAACTGTAGAACCTGCTGCTGCCCAACCAGATGATTTGTAAACTTTTAATTCATTAGCAGTTGTATCAAAATATAAATCACCAATATCTAAACTAGTAGTTGGTGCTGTTGCAGCAATTCTATATGTATTGGCAAAATTATTTACATCACCAATGTTACTTGCAACTATATTAACATTACCAATAGATCCACCAACATAATTAACATTAGCAATATTAGTTCCTACAGTACCAATGTTATTAGATCCTGATAAATCAGTAGCTACAGTTCCAATTGTATTAGAACCTGTTAAGTTTGTAGCAACAGCAGTAACGTCAGAAATATTGTTTCCAACATTTGATATTGCATTTGTAGCAGTTGTACCATCTTCTATGTTAGCTAAATTTTGTATGTCAGTAGATAATCCTGCTACTACACCAATGTCAGTTCCATCATTTGCAACTGTTGTAATGTCTCCAGAAATAGAAGCAACAGTAGTTACTTCAGTAGCTTTTGGAACTAATCTATGAAAAGCATAAGTATTTAATGTAGATGTAGTTTCTACTAATACACCAAAACCTGCTGTAAGAACTGTAGATCCGCAACCAGTAATTGTTACTGTTGAACCACCTAATGTACCACTAGTAATAGTTACTGTTCCAGTACTAGGTGTTCTTGTTGTTGCAATTTCTTTAATTGAAATAATTGTACCAGCACCATCATTAACATCTGGATTTGTATTTGGAAAACTTGTTTCATTTGCTATTGGATAAAAACCACCAACATCATCTACTAAGTCAATAACCCTAGCATCAATGGCTGCTGTTGTAGCAACATAAGAATCTGATGCTGACCAAGTATCACCTGATGAAATTGTTTCGCTTGAATCTTGTCTAAAATATCTTGCGTCTGAAGCAGATGTTGTAAAGAATGTAACATCATCTGGTGTATGTGCTGAATGTTCAGCATTAGTAACAATAACAGCATCAGCTATTTTAGCTGCTGTAACTGCATCATCATTAATTTTTGCAGTTGTTACATTTGAATCTGCGATCTTAGCTGTAGTAACATTACTATCTGCTATCTTAGCAGTAGTGATATTAGAGTCAACAATCTTAGCTGTAGTAATTTGTGCGTCACCAATATGAGCCGTGTCTATTGAACCATCAACATAGTGTTCGCTATCAATTGAATCGTCAGCTATTTTTGCATTAGTAATTGCATCTGCTGCAATCTTTGCAGTCGTAATATTTAAGTCTGCTATTTTAGCAGTTGTAATTTGTGAATCTCCAATATGTGCAGTATCAATAGATCCATCTACATAATGTTCTGAATCTATACTGTCATCAGCAATCTTAGCATTAGTTACTGCATCAGCAGCTAACTTAGCTGTAGTTACAGATCCGTCTGCTATTTGAGTTGAACCAATTGATTCAGAAGGTATTGATGAATTTGTTTTAGAAAGAATACCAACATAAACATTTGTAATAGCTTCATTAGATAATGAACCAGAATCCCAAGTTACGTTAACTGTTGTGTTAGTTGAAAATGTTACACTAGAAATTGTACCATAAATTGTACCTGGTGTTGCAGCTACTAATTTAATTCTTCTTCCAGCATGATAAACAGAAGTTACATCTACGCCATCAATAGTAAAAGCTGTTGCTGATACATAAGTTGGTGTATATGTTCCAGATCCATCACCATATTCAATCCATTGTCCATCATTATACCATTGTCTAACATCTGCCATTATATCTCTAAAGGCGTTGTTAATGTTAGAAGGTAACATACCTTCTGCAACAGATACACTACTTGTAGAAGTAGTAGTATTGTTTGCTGGTGTAATACTATATTTTCCTAAATAATTTCCTGCCATTTAATCTCCAATAAACCAAGCAAAAGCTTTATTGTTTTCTGTGTTTTTTTCATTAATTAATGTATTAATAGCTTCTTCAATTTGTCGTTGAAAAAACTCTTGAGTTTCAAAACTATACCTTACGTTATCTATATCAGTTTTGTCAGTCATAAATCAATTCCTATTTTTAATTTGGTAAAATTATCTAATACCAGACTTAACAGCAGTTATATCTACGCCTTGTCCGTGATTAAATATTGTACCACTAGGTATTTTAACATTAGCTCTAAAGTATCTACCAGATTGTCTTACTGGATTAATACCACTATTCTTCATAGTAGATGTAGTAGATTCAGTTGGAGTATCTGCTAATCTTTCCCTAGTTTTAATAGTAACTGTTGCCTCAGCATCAACAACAGGTCTTATACCAGTTATTGAGGCTCTTGCTCCTGGAAATATTTCTATCTCAGTAGTTTCAATTTCTGAGATATTAGCTGTTCCAGAAAATATAGATGCCTTGTAATTGTTATCAATAGCACCTAAAAGTTTTTGTCCCCCTGACCAAAAGTCAGTATCTAATGCAATATTAATTGCATCTAAGTTTTGTGAAATAATGTCCATCAATTCTACAGTATAAGCACCTACGAATTGTGAGAATATAAAACTAGCATTAGCTTCTGCTAATGACCATTTTTGTGTAGCATAATTATAAATAATTATTCTATCACATATACCTGTAGTATTACTTGTATTAGAAGCTGAAGGATATAACCATAAAGCTAATTGATTAAATGGGTCTACCGCAGACACAATTCTGTCAGTAAACGCTTTGTTTAAATCTAAGTCAAAAAATCTATTAACTTTTTCTGCTCCTATTGGAACTATGTTATCACCTTGTATTTCATAGAATCCATCTTCAGCATAAAAGAATACTCGTCTGTTATCTTGGCAAATAGTTTGTCCATATACAGATCCTCTATTTGGAGAAATAACTGATAATCTAAATACAGTAGCTCCACCAACATAGTCCATACGAATGATTTGGTTTTGTCTAAATACATAACCATACTCACCTGATGTAATACCAACTATTTCACCACCTGATCCAGGCAAGTCTTGATAATCAGCTTGTTTTGTTCCTGGTTCCCAAGTAGCAATATCATTGATACCTGACCATTGAATTCTGTTTTGGTTTGTTGGTTGATTACCTGTAACTAAGAAATCCCTAATAACACCTGATGTTCTAAATGTTGGGACAGTTCCTGAAGTTACTATTGTAGATAAATTTGCAAAGTTAGTTGATGTTCCCATTAAATAATATTGAGGTGCATCAACACCATTACTTGCTAGAACATAATTACCAAATTGTGTAAATGTCCAAAAGTCTGAATTAGTTCCTGTTAAGGATCCTTTACGAGAAGTAAAAGTTCCACCATCTAATTGATAAATATCAGTATTAGTAGCTACAAAATTATATACGCTACCAGTATTATCTCTAAAAGATCCACCACCTCTACAATCAGAAGCAATGTCATTAGACGAATAATTAACTAAAGAAGGAAATCTCTTATAAGTATTTAATGCATAATAAACATTAGTTGCTACATTAGCACCTGGATTCAAATGTTTAGGTTGATCAGGTAGCCATTCTCCAAAAGGTATTTGCATTATTTTCTCCTATAAAAAGATATATCTGTGCCAACATCAGTTCGTTGAACAACAGGTGCACCTCCATAAGAATCTTGTCTATCGTTATTTTCGCATCTTTCTAATGCTGCTGAATACATACCTAACCATTGTTGCGTTTGGTTGGGATCCATTCCACCGATAAAATTAGATGCATGATAAAGACTACCATACAAATAAATACCAGGATGGTTAGCAAGGATATAGTTAGAGGTATTACTATCAGACAAAGCAGTAAAATTCTTATAATACTGCAAATAGCCTGTATAGGTCGTGTCTGGCGAAGGTGCGAAACGAAAGCTTTCAACTCCATTATCAGATTCTATAGTATAAGTTCTTGGTAATCCAGATGTAGATCCACCTTTAATACTAATTAAATTAGCAGGTGTAATATAAGATAAATGATATTTTGTACTACCACTTAAAATATAAAACGATCTTACTCCTATGAAACCAGTAGGTACTGTTACAGTCTCAGCGTTGATAGTAATAGTATCAACTTGTTCCATTTGTCTTATTCTTAACTTTGCATTAAAATCAGATTCTGTTAATGCAATAAAATCTCCAGCTATTTCTGTAGTTAAATCATCTCTATTTAACCAGTTAGCTATTGAGGATTTTAATTCTGTATATGTTGTTAAAGCCATTAAATTCTACCAGATGCAGTTCTAAAGTAACGAAAATCGCTACTGTTAAGTTTAAGTTTTAAAATTTTTTGTCGTTCTTTTTTTGGAATAGCAAACCAATTATTAGTACCATTATATTCTCTTGCCCAAATACTTAGTACTAAACTTGGAATACTTGCTACACGTTTTAAATCTTTTGATTGAGAATAACCATCATTAAGGTTATAAAGTCTTTTATTCTTTTTAAGAATAGGATTAATATCTTGTGATGTTTTAATAGTTATCTTACCATCTGTTTCAATGTAATAAGATGTACCATCTTTGTCCTTATCTCTTAAGATAGACATAACTACTCAGTCAATTGAGTTACATATAAATTAACTGTACCAATTACAGCAACTTTTTCACCTGCTGAAACTTTAAAATATTCAGAAGTTTTTGATTCCAAAAAAATACTTGAAGTTGTAGCTGTTGGATTAACTCCAAATTCTATATGACAATCAGCGTCTGGTATTACTCTAACATATTCAATGTTAGCACCAAAAGCAGCAGATTGTGCAGATGTACCAGATGAGTTAACTTTTTGTGTTGTCGTTGGTCTCATTCCATTATGCATTATAATTTCTCCATTAGTTAGGGGATGTTGCCATCCCCTGAATTTATTATCTTCTTATTACAAATGTAACAATCATTTCACACGCAGTAGCAGATGCACCATCAGAAATAATTTCGATAGATCCACCTTCTTCTACTCGGTTAGCAGCACTAGGTGTAGATGAATCTACATCACCAGCAGCAGAACCAGATTGTGTAACAGTTATTGCTCCATTAGTAACAGCAGTACCACCAATTTCAAATGTAATTGCTGCATCAGCAGTTGTAATTGCATTTTTAATTGATGTGTAAATTTTAACAATATTACCAGCATCAGGTACAGCTACGAATGTGCTTCCTGCTGTACTAATATCAGTAACTTTTGCTGTTAAAAAATAGTCGTTTAGTGTTCTCATTTTTTATTCTCCTTCTACGTTCCGTTATTACCCTATTAAACTTCATAGTCAAGGTTGATACTGGGGGAAGTAAATGTTTAGGGTACTCCCCCCTAGTATTTAATTATTACGCTGTTGTTAAGTCAGCAACTAGACCACTTGCAGCTTCATTTCTAGAGATTAGAGAAAGTTCAACAAGTAATTGTCTTTTCTCAGAATCACCAGATTTTGATAATTCATGCATAGTGAAGTCTCTTAAGAAACCTACAGACCAGTAGTCCATATCTAATACCCAAGCGTCTCTATCTCTAGAGAATCTGTTAGGTACTACTTCTAAATCACCGAAGTCTGAAGAATATACATCTATTGAAGTGTATAAAGTTTTGTCTTCAGAAGCATCAAATCTAGTAGATCCACCAGTAAATCCAGAAATTTTCTGTTTATTGAATGGTCCTACCATTATGACAGAAGGGTTTCCACCTGCGTTCCAAACATTTTTGATCACAGATTTTAAAGAAGCTTCAGTTAAAGCTCTTTGAGTACCATCAGTTCTAGCATCAGTACCATCACCTGTTGGTGAAGCACCACTAGCACCTAAGTCATCATTAGTTGCAACCCAAGAACCAATTGAACCAAATTTTCTAGCAGTTGAAGAATTACCTGCAACTCTAGCTTGGTTAGTTAATAAAGTAGACTCAATGTCTCTTTTTAGTTCTTTAGATTTTTTAGCAATTTGGTAAGCTAATTCAGAAGCTCTACCAGCTTTGTCAACTGCTTCTTGTGTACCTGTAATTACAACAGTTTTGTCCATAATCTGTGTGTAGTTACCAAGTCTTGTAGTAGCAGATGATGCATCTAAAGTAGCATCATCACCTTCGATAACAGCGTTATTTGTAACTGCTGCTGCCAAAGAATCAGTTTGCCACTCATGCAAAGTGTTCTTTACTTGTTCTCTCGCAGCTGAACTCATGAAAGGAGTTTCAGTTGGAGAAATAGAATAAATCACATCTTGCAAATCTTCTCTAATACCTACTGCATCATAAGTATCAAATGTATTTGTTGGTTGTGCCATGTTATTTTCCCTTTATTTTGAGATTATTTCAAGAATAGCAGATTGAGCATCCTGGATTTTTCCAGATCGTTTCAATCTACCAAGTTTTTGTTTGACCACACCACGTTTAGAATCGTCTCCTTTAGAGATTCCAGATTTGATTACTTTAGGAGCAGCTACTACTTTTTTAGAAGCAACTGGCTTTTGTCCTTTAAAGTTACGATATTCCATTGCATCCTTAGCAACCATAAGAAACCTATGGTCAGCTAACATTCCAATTTCAGCATCAGTAAATCCATAATCAGCTAAAGTATTCTTTAACTGAGATTTAAATACAGGTGCTTTATTTGGATCTGCATATTCAGGAATTTTCGTAGCCGCTAATTTTCTTTGTTCATCAAGATAAGAGTTATATTGCTCTAGTCTAATTCTTTCAGATTGTTTCTTTAAGTTAGACAAATGCTCTTGTTGTTGCCTCATTTGGTAATCAACTCGAGCTGCTTGAGCAGGATCTTCTTCATATAATTTAGGAAGATCAACATTTCCTGATTGTTGACTGATATAAGTATTAGCACTATTAATCAAATCATCTAATTCCTTTAGACGTGATTGGTACGTTTGACTAAGACCTTGTTTTTGTTCTTCAAAAGATTTTTTCTCTTGAGACAATACGTGAGTCTTTTGTCTGTAATCGGAGTCTCTTGAATAACCTGCTTTAAGTTCATCCAGGCTGACCTCTAACTCTTGACCTTGTACTTTGACTCGGTGGAGTTGTGGTTTTGGACTTTCTTGAATTTCGGTTTCTTCAGTCTCTTTTGTTTTATTTTCAGAACTTACAGCTTCTTCAGTAACTTCCTCAGTCTCGGATTTGTTACTTTCTTCAGCAACGACAGGTTCTTCTTTAGTTGACTCAACTTTATTTTCTTCAACTTGAACTTGAGGTTGTTCTGATTGTTCTACTTTCTTTTCATTGTTTTCTGATTGTCCTTCTTTAGGATTCAGTAATCCAACTAATTTGTCAGCAGCACTTTGCACAGTTTTATCTACTTGCATATATTTTCCTTTTGGTTAATCGCTTCCTTAAGTGGATTGGCGAGAAGACTTCTAATTACTTAGTTAAGTCTTGTAGTTGATCTAACTCTTTTTGAGCTAGAGATCCTGAAGTCATAACTGACTCTAAATGACCTTTGATTTTTTCAATCATATTATAAGCCATCCAAAGTACTTGTCTTTGGTTATGATCAGAATATGAAGTATTAAATATCTCCTCTTGATAACGAGATTTGAGATAGTTAAATGCTTCCTTCATCAGGGGTTCGTCCAGCAGTAGCTGAGCCTTCTTCCCCTGCGAAATCTGTTTGTTGAGATCTTCTTTCATTGAAAAACTTTTGTTGACCTTTCATTATTTCTTTAAATATATCACCTGATTGTTTAACTTGCGTTTGTTCTACCATAGATTTGTTACGCAATTCAAGTTCATTAATCTTAGTGCCATATTTTAATTCCATTTCTTTTACTCTTAATTCGAAATCTAATAATGACTGTCGTAATTCTGATTCTAATTTCTTCATTTGAACTTGAGAACTTAGTACAGCTCTTTCGTTTTCACCTTGTACTTGAGCTAATGATACTTTCTCAAATTCAGTAGGAGCAGGTGGTGGTAATGGTGGCATTTGTGCAGCACCAACTTCTGGATCCATAAAGAATGGTTCAGCGTTACCTAATCCTGCGTTCTCAATTAATTTTTGTAATGTAGCGTAAATGTTTTTAAGATTAACTACTGGACCATAAACATTACCTTGCAATTGTATTGCTTGTAATTGTCTTTGTAATATTGAGTTTAATAATATTAATTGTTGTTCTTTTGATCCTGTACCTAATCCAACTTTAACAGATAAGTTAACTCTATCTCTCCATTCATAAGGAGTCATAGGAACAAACTCACCTCTAATTCTAACTAATTTTTCTTTTTGCTGATACTTGCAAAGTAATTCAAATATTTTAATTCCTAAATCTTTAACACCTGTTTCAGCAAATGTTCTAGCAATCAACTCCATTCTCATTTGAGATTGAGTTAATACTTGATTCATTCCAGTAGCAGTTTCTGTATTTAATGAATCTGATTGTAAACCTTGTGCAGCTTTAGTAACTCCAGATCTAGATTCTCTAACTGCATCTAAGTAAGATAACAATCCAGAAGCTTGTTCTGTAATTGGTTGTGCAGTCATAACCTGCATTACGTTTGCAGGTGGTTGTTTAGTTCTAACTATTCCGCCAGGTCTATTAGTTAATAAATCATCAATAGCAACTTGACCATCTTGTATTGCAATTCTATTATTATTAGTTAGATACATATTATCTAACATTTGTCTCATCACAGTAGATTTAATTAATTGTATGTCTTCAATCAATTCAGATACAGATCTGCCATAAAATCTATGAGGCATTATAATTGGAGTCATTGAAACAAAAGGAATTGAATCAATCTCTTGCATATCTAATATTTTATATGCACCTGTTCCTGCTAAACAAACTTTATATAATTCTGATTTGCCATCTTCATTGGCATCCATTCTTACATAACATTCGTGTATTAATACTTCATCAGAAGAATCATCACCTCTATCTTGTGGAGCTGAGAAATCAACTTCTTGGTATCTAACTTGTCTGTCTTCTAAATAATATTCTGAATCACCAGTAGGTAAGTTATAAACTACATCTTGATCATAACCCATTTCAACTAATTGAGTTCTTGTCATATAAGTTCTATGGCAAACAAAGTTTGCAGAATCTATAGACTTAGCTCTACGTTCAATTAAAAATTCTTCAGGTGGTACTGGTTCAATTTTAACTTGTCCATATAATTGAGTTTTATAAACTACTACATTATGAAATTTAACTTTATCAATTACTTTATTATTTTGATCTTTAAATTCTTCTTCGTATTCTTCGTGTTCACCAACTGAAATTTCTGGATCAGCAATTAATAAATTATATTCATCTTCAGTTAATTTGTGATATTCTTCTCTTGTAGTTTTTTCAGAATCATCCCAATAAATTTTTAGTATTCCATTCTTTTGAATCAATGCATCTTTAAATGCAGTATACAAAGCAGTGAAACCTCTATTCTCTTTATAGAAAACGTGGTTAATATAATCACTTGCTTGTTTTGCAACTTTCTCATCTTCTGGTCCAACAGGTTCACAATGAAATACGTTATCACCTGCTGTAAATATTTTCATCAATGATGGCATTAATGATTCAACTGTATCAGATACATCTGTACTGATTACTTGTGATCTGCCTTCTTGTTCATTACCAAAAGGTTTACCTAAATAATATTCTAATGATTTTCTTCTACGAGAAACAATCTCACCACCAATGTAACCTGATGATGCTCTAATTTCACTATTTAATAATGCTAAAATTTCGTTATCTGTTTTCATACTATGTATTTATAATCTACGTTAATTGGTTTAGTCCATTCTGTAGTATCAATTGGGTCGTGTACGCATCCATATCTAAAGGAGTCAGCAGCATGTGAGCACCAATCGTGTAGTGGTTTATTTTTAAAGACTTGGTTTTTTTCATCCCATTGTTTTCTATATTGTCTTAAAGCATCTAAACCTAACTTGCACTTCTCTCTATCAAACCAACAATGAGGTAAAGTATTTCTTACTGCTTCAATTCCGTGATCTACTTCTAGCTTAGGTGCTATCTCAAAGTCAATACCAAGTTCTTGAGAAACTTCAAGTCTTGATTTACCAGTACCAAGCTCTCTTGCTTGAATATCGTGAGGAGCTATATGTCTTTCATATGCATAACCTTTTTCCTCTAATACGTCTGCATAATGCATTAATGATTCACCAGAATTTTCATAGTAATCTATGAGATGAATTTCTTCACCAATTCTTTGTGCAAACCAAATTGCAGTTGAATCACCTATACCTAAGTCCCACCAAGTTTCAACGCCTACGTTTTCATCTACAGGGACATTGGTAATTCTTTTTTCACTATCTGCTTTAGTAATTAACTTACCATAATAAGATCCACTTACCGCAGCAGTAAATGAACATTCAAACTCTTGCTGATATTGTTCATCAGTCATTATTTCCTGAGCTTGTTTTAATTCTTCTTCAGGAATAACTTTAGTTTCACTAGCTCTATATAACTGACCAAACCAATCTTTATGACCTCGTAATGAAAAATCATAAACTTCCCAGAATTGATTATGTCCCATTGGCGTACCTATAAACATAACCCACCCCAAGTGATCCGATATGGCAGGTCTAATAATTTCTGTCCAAACTCTAGGAGCCATCAATGCGTATTCATCTAATACGACTCCATGAAAACCCATACCTCGAAGCGAATCTGGATGATCGGCTCCAAAGATTTGAATAGTTGATCCATTAAATAGATCTATTTTTAATTCTGTTTCGTTTTTGCTACCGCCTAAATACATTAAAGGCTTGGTGTAATATTTTAAATATTCCCAAGCGATAGATTTACCTTGTCGGTATGTTGGTGCTACGAAAGCACACTTTGCCATTTGTTTTGAAACAGCAGTTTTAATTAATTCATTTATTGAAAGTACGCTTTTTCCAAAACGTCTATGACAAACTAATACATTAAATCGTTTAAGACTGTTATGTACTTCTCTTTGTAATGGTCTGGGACTATAAGGAATGTTAATGTGTTTTTCTTCTTGCTTGACTTCTTCCTTACTCGTCTCCCCATTTGATGTTGATTTTAATTGGTCCATCAGATCCAAGTTTAGTAGTTGTCGTAGCTAATTTTGCGTGAACGTATGGAGCTGCTTTTTCCGCAGCCATCATTTTTCTTTCTGGAGAAGACATAGGATTATTTAATACAGCTAACATATAATCTAATGGAGAATGATTGTACTTGACTGCTAATTCGTCAAGCATCTTCCATTTAGCTTTAGTAGTAGATCCTTTAGGTCTACCTGCACCTTCTCTTTTTCCGCCTCGTGTTGTCATATTAATATCTTTGTCTCTTATCAGGTTGAGATAAGATCATATCTCTAAGATCTCTATCTTCACCTGGCTTAGGAGCTTTGGCATATCTTCTAGAAGGAGCACCAGCAGCGTAACCAGCTAATGTTAATCCTGCACCAATAGCACCTAATTTAATTCCTTTGCTAATAACACCTTTAGTCATTCTAGCACCAGAAGAAAATTTCTTTCCTATTGATTGCATAAAACTTGTTTTAGCTTTAACTCTACTAGGTCTAGTAGTTTCAATTATTGTTTTAACGCCTTCGCCTTTTACTTTTTGTAATTTATACATTATTTTTTCTTACCCTTTGCTGCTAATTTTTGGAATTTAGCTTTTCCGTATTTTTTTCTTCCAATAGCAGCTGCTAAAGCTTTTGGATCTCTAACACCTTGTTTTTTTAATTTAGAAGTTAATTGTTTAAATCTTTTTCCTGATCCTAGTTTTGGTTTTTTTTTCATTGGTATTATAGTTTCTCCTGTTAGCTTTGCTATAATGTTTATTAACATTAATATTTAGATTTCATTTTCTTACCAGATTTTTTTGCGTATTTTTTTGCAGCAGCTTTACCTTTTTTTGTGTACGCAAATTTCTTTTTTCCTACCATTGGCATAATTATTCTCCTTTTAAGTTTTTAATTAAATCGTTAATAGAATCTATACATTTTTGTATGTATTTTTTCAATGTTTTCCAAAGCTTTTTTATCATCTTAATAACCCTGCCATTCTAACATCTCGTTGTGTTGCCATTGGAGATTGAGCTTGTTGTGGTTGTTGAGGCATAGCCTGTTGTTGTTCAGCTAATAATCCTCGTTGTCTCTCAACTTCAGGCATAAGTTTAGCTTTGATAATAACCTGTAGTTCTTGAGCCTCATCTTGCGATAAGTTCATTATGTCTTCTGCTAGTTGTTCTAACCTATTAGCCATTATGGGAAACCTCTCATTTTTCCTGCTTCTGATAATCTTTTATATCTTTCTTTAAATGATATTTTTTTACCAGCT